ACAAGGCGTACATACTTCTTGTTAGCTCCTGAAGGGAAGAATAGATTAACAGACTGCCCTTGGCAAATAAATTCTTGCCGTTTAGCCGCATGTTCTACTACCCATGTCTGCTTCAACTCAAATGCTGTACGGAATACAGCCTTCTCCTCTTTGCTTAGGAAGTCTACATGATCGACTGATCCATCGTTTGCAATGATATCTTTCCACACGGCATCTGTGTTCTTTCCCTTTTCCTCTAACACTTTAATGAGGTGTGGGTTCTTGATGAGGTGAGCACCTGCACGAGTACGGTGGGTAAAAGCATTAGACTTAATAGGCTCAATACTAGGGCTACAATTACAGATAATGGAACTGTTAGCATTGGGGGCAACTGCAAGAAGGTGCGCATTACGTCTTCCTGTACCCTCCATATCAGGAGCCTCACCACGCTCTGTGGCGAGTTGCATAGTTTCTTTAACAGCTTCTTCCTTGATGTATTTGAAGATCTGATAGTTTTCACTGGCGGCCCTCCAATCCTCCCACGGGATACCTTTAGATTGCAGGTAGCCGTGGAAGCCCATTGCACCTAACCCTAGCGAGCGTTCTCTTTCAGCAGAGAATTTAGCTTTTCCAAGTTCTTCTGGTGCGTGGTCAATAAAGTATTGGAGAACGTTGTCAAGGAATCGCACCAAGTCTCTAACCATTTCTGTTCCGTGCCATTCATCGTATCGTTCGACGTTGACTGATGAGAGGCAACAAACTGCTGTGCGTTCTTCACTTGTTGGGAGGTGGATTTCATTGCAGAGGTTAGACCCGTGAATGCGGAGTCCAAGTTCTTTTTGGCTATCTGGTAAGTATCGGTTGGCCGTGTCGATAAAGTTAAGGTAAGGACTGCCAGTTCTGAACCTAGCTTCAAGTATTCTGTGCCAAAGGTCTCTAGCATCGACTGTATCTCTTGCAAGTCCGCTGTCAGGGTCTCTAAGTTCCCATTGTCTGTCTTCTGAATTTTCATAGTATATCTTCTCCATAAATTCATCAGTGATGTTCACTGCGTTAAAAAGGTTAAAGCACTTCCGGTTGATGTCCCCGCCGGTGGGTACTTTAAAGTTTAAGAACTCAACGATATCGGGATGCGATACGTCAAGGTAGGCAGCGTAGCTACCTTTTCTGGTACGGCCCTGCTTCCATGCAGTCATACCGGAATCCATTACTTTGAGGAACGGAATGGGTCCAGGAGCCTTGTCGCTGATCCCACGTACGTCTGACCAGTGTCCACCTACCCCACCACCCTTAACAGACAGCCATGCGACTTCGTTAGGATGCTTAATCAAAGACTCAAGATTATCGCCAACGTAAGTAAGAAAACAGCTAATAGGAAGACCTTTACTATCACCCCTATCACTCGGAGCATTACTGAGAACGGGACTAGCAAACATAAACCAATTACGAGAAGCATAGTCATAGATGCGTTGTGCGAGTTCATAATCCCCATAGCAGTATGCCTCTGCCGCCCTTGCGTAAGCGTCCTGCGGAGATTCTTCCCACGGGAGCATGTAGTAGTCTTTCATTAAGGTCATTCCCTGCTCAGAGAGCAAGGCATCACGTGAGTAGTCAACTTTAACTTTCACTGGCCTGATCCTTGTAAATATTATACGTCTTGTTAAATATGTGACGAAGTTCCTTCGCCGCCCGTTCTTCTTCTGCACTTAGCTCGCTGGCTTCAACCATTGTCAGCATCTCGTCAGCAAAGCCTAGTAGTTTGATCAGTTGACTTTCTGGCAACTTAATCTTGATCATCTTGCGTGTCGTCATACACGTAGCCCCCTCGCTTCTCCATGCGCTCCAGCAGACTGTTTAAATACCAAATAGCCTTACCCAAGTCTTCTGGGCCGTTCTTAAAGGGCGCACGAGTAACGTATTCCCAAGCTGTCATCCAGTCAAATGCGTCTTCGTAGGGTAACACTACACCATCACGCATTAACTTCTGCAGTAAAGCCTCACGTACGTCCTTGACCTCTAACTTGTCGTTGAGGATGTAATGCTTTGGAGAGTTAACCATGTCTGGTTTAGGGTCAGGGAAGTCTGTAGCGTGTAGTTCAGCTACCTGCTCAAAGAATGAATTCCAACTCTCTCGTGCCATTATGCTTCCCCCTCTGTGTCCATGCGCAATAGCCTTAACTGTTCATCTGATAATCCGGAGTAGAACTCCAGATCTGCAGGGTCTACTATAAAATCAAAGGGTTTGTTACCCTTGATGATAGATTCCATACCTCTATGCAGAATAGCGTCCATGTCTTCTCTGACCATGTGCGTAATCCCTGCCATGAAGACTGCCAACATATCATCGTAGTCAACCTCTTCTTCCCCATTGAAGTCCTTCTCAATGTTCATGTTGGTTGGGTAAAAGCCACATGAAAAATTAGTCACACCTTCCTCGTCTACGCTGACACGGAAGAATGCCTCCCCCGGCTCCAAGTCTACACTTACTGTTTTACTCATTGAACCAGTCCTCTGGTATTTGTTTGTCCGCATACAGGAAGCCATGCTTATCGCACCACATACCGTACGTTGTCTTTGATCCTTTGCGTATCTTAGCCTTAGAACTAGAGAACACAAACCGTATGTCTTGGTCTGTCTGCTCCTGTATCCACAGATGCTTCTTGCGGTCTTCTAAGGTGAACCGGCCTTTTGTCTCAACCACAATACCATTAGGCAAGACAAAATCAGGAGTATACGTTCTATCAGTAGCGGGCTGTGTAAAGCTAATTCGTGAAGATGGATCTTCATACTTGACACGTAGTCCCCGCTTTTTGATTTGATCTGCGACAGTTTTCTCAAGACCTGATTTGTATCCATATTTCCTAGCCGCCTTACTGAACGTCATTGTACACCGTGTAGTATCTCCAAGGCTTATTTTTAGCCTGTGATGCTTCTACTCGCCTGTACTGCAGGGTAGGCCAACACTTGAACTTGTAGTCGCAATAGATACAATTCTTTGCGATGTATTTGTTGCCAGTGACTTTACCACGGAAGGTTTCGTCAATTTCCTCAAAGCATCTAGCAAACGGTTTATCCGTAGCAATGTAGTCAATGGTATCCTTGATGACTTCAGTGTACTCGTCTGCTACAGAGTTATCTGCTTCAATGAACTTCCATTCGCCTGTAGACTTATTGATTACAATCCATCCGCCAAACGGCATTCCATTAGCTTTAGCGTAGCCAAAGCCTTGGGCGACATACCCGAAGGAGTCGTCATCCTTGACAGCATTAAAGTCTTTGAATTTGTGTTCAAAGGCGAACGGAGATGAAGACTTAATGTCCCACACCTTACCGTCGATAACGACATCATACTCACCTTTAATGGTGGCATCGTCGTCAAGTTGAAGCTCTACCTTACCGTGGTAGGACTGTACAGGTATACCCGCACCCCGCATTAAAAGCAAGGCCAATACCTCAATAACATCCCCTAACAGCATCTTCATAATGAAGTCGTAAGAAGGTTTACTGCCCTCTTCAGGATGATTCTTCTGCCACCATAACTGACAGCGAGGCCGTCCTGCGTTGGACATACGTACCGTAAAGTCACGTCCGTTGTCACGGGTAAACTGTTTAACTAGGGCATTACGAAAGTCTTCACATGCTTGATCTATCCACTTGTCATCGACAGGGGGAGCTTCCCCCGCCGACAACTTAGATAGATATTCACGTATCCGAACCTCGTATTCATGAGGCATTTCGGACATTATGATGCCTCGTCGATTTCTAAATAGTCTTCGACTTCAGCAACGATCTTCTCGTCCCGCACGTCTGCTTGCTTGCCGTACAATGCACTGTTGTGCTTTGCAATGACCTGCTTGTTCTCAGCGTTGACTGTGTCCAGTACATTGGACATAAACTGTAGATCAGACGTTGAGATGTCTGTGATGTTAGAGAAGTCAGGCTCAAAGTTTACAGTGAAATAAGTAACAGACCCGTTCTTGTGGCGGGTTGTTTTAATCGCACTAGTGACTTGCTGAAACTTGAGCTTCTGATTGCGTGAAGGCTCAATCACATCCTGAGAGAATGACATGAATGACATACCCTTCAGGCGGAACAAACAAGGGACTTCAACTACCTCAGTAGCTTCTCCAGACGCAGTCTTGCCATCTTCCATTGTTACCTTACCAAACAGGTAGCGGAAGCAAGAGATGCTCTTGTACTTAGCCTTGACCTCGTCATCCATATCACGCAGGTCTTTAGACGCAGGTTTACCACAACGTACGCCTCCAGTCTCGTCAATCGCTTCATCACCTGCACGATGAATGATTGTCTTATTGACAACAGCATTGTCGGCGGCATCGTAGTCCATGTACTGCATGTAGTCTCCGAACACACGGATCTTTACAGACGTACCGTACACGTTACCTGAAGGTAGTGCCAAGACGATAGAACCCTTCTTCAAGGTATTACCCTCGTCGTCCTCGTCCTGATAGTTAACCTTTAACAACGGCAGACGATTGCCTGTTGCTTCTTGAGGTTCACCTGCTCCCATCGCAGCCAATAGTTGCTCTGGGGTCATGCCGTTATAAAGTGCTACTTCACTCATAAATAACTTTTCCATTTAGCCAATTTGAACCACTCTTTATTTCAATGGCGAGTGGGATTACCATCTCATAATTGTAACGCACCTTTACTTCATCTGCAACTCCTTCCATTGCATCTGCTAAAATATCTTTAATCTTTTCCTGCTCCCCAGGATACACATCAACAACGATAGAGTCGTGTACAGTCAGCACAAGCTTAGATTTAACCTGCGCTACCTCCATTAGTTTCATTGCACGTATGCAAGACAGGGGGACAATATCCGCAGTGGCAAAGGATTGTACAGGATAGTTGACAATCTGTGTGGCGTACGAAATTCTACCTCCCTGCTTACGCTCAACGTTAGGCCAGTAGAACTGTCGTCCAGAGGGTAGGGTTACTGTACCATTTCTCAGGACTCCTCTTTTGAGTCTGTCGTGCCACTCTGCGAGTCCTTCGTAGATGTTGAAGTACTCTTTGAAGTATTGTTGAACATGTGGAGCCTCCTGCGCCCCCTGACCGCCGTAGAGCGGCGCAAACGTATAAGCCTTCGCCTGTTGCCTCTCATCCTTAGTAATCTCCTCAGAAGACTTCTGGTTAATGATAGAGGCAGTCTGCTTATGTACATCCTTGCCTGTCATGATGTCATTGTATATCTGAGCATCTTTAGATAGTTCACCGGCTACACGGAACTCTAGACCGCTGAAGTCAGCCTCCATAATCTCGCCGCCTTCAAAGCGGGACACAACACACTTACGAATGGGGAATGTCCCACTGCGTGGTTGATTCTGGAAGTTAGGATCAGAAGAAGACAAGCGTCCCGTAGCAGTAATGCATTGGTTGAAAGTCGTATGCAATACGCCATCACTACGTGTATTACGCCTCATACCGCCACAGAACGAGTTCAGGTAGACGTTTAGGGCGTTGAGCCTACGCATCCCTTGCAGGAACTCAATCGCCTCGTGTGAGCCTTTACGTTGCGCCTGAGCCAGTAAAAACTGCAGTGTGTTCTTCTCTGTCTTGAATCCGTTAGCAGATACATCCTGCACAGATGAGGGTGTCAGCTTGAACCCTGCTACCTTATCTGTCGGTTTGTAGACAGCCCCAACACCGTTGCAGGTAACACACTTGCTACGATTCTTGTACGGCTTGCCATCCTTCTTGATCTTCTGGACAGTACCCACCCCTTTACACTCAGAACATTGTACGCCTCTGGTGCGGTGGAGGATTGTTGAGTTGTTCTTTACTGCAAGTGCAAACTCTTTAGGCGACATACGTGGACGTGGCAAGGGTTTGCCGTTAGCGGCAATGCCTACATTAAATAGTTCACGCCACTTATTCTTGTCCAGTACACGCCGAGAGTAGACTACTTCAGATAACTGTGCCGGTGAGTTCAGGTTGACGGGAGTGTCACCCATAACTGTGCTAACGATCTGCTGTAGCCGTGTCTCTAATTTGTTACGCTCTTCAGTGAATTCCTTCTCTACATCGTCCAGTGAATCAAGATCAATGCAAATTCCGTTCCGTTCCATTTCCAACAGGACAAACATCATCTCGTTCATCATGTCTCTGACTTTGCGTAAACCTGTAAAGTGAGGTTGCCGGTAGTCATGCATTTGA